GAACTAAAAGATAATTCTGATAGGGCGGATGTTTTTAAAGATGCTAGAACTCCACTATGGTGTCCATCTTGTAAAAATATAATGAAAAAAAGAATAGATACTCAATATTATAATAGACATGGGCATTGTTTGGATTGTCAAGTTGAATTTGAGAATAAATTGGCAGTAAAGGGTAAATTAAATCAACATATTGAAGATACTGTTCGTAATAATAAAAAGGCATATGTAGAAGATATGAGACAAAGTATTGAGGATTGGAAAAATACAAAAAATTATGTGGAATTTTTCAATCAAATTAATCCGGATGGACATTCAATTGAAAAGGAAAATTGGAATGTGGATAAGGATCAAATTCATCAACTCGTTGAAGAGGCTGAGGAATATTTAGCTAAATTAGAAGAGTCAATTTAATATATTGATATATTTATTAGTATAACAAGATAGGGAACTAAAATGAAAATAACTAAAACACAATTAAAAGAAATGATTCGTGAAGAATTACAAAATATAACAGAAGGCGAATCCGGATTAGATAAATTGGATGTAAAACTTCCAGGCCAAGCTCAAAGATATCTGAATAAGGCAGTAGATGCAATTAAGGGTGCTAATTTGAATAGACGTAAACAAATTGCAGCACTTGCTAAGGTAGTAGATGCTCTAGGATTAGATAGAAAAGATTTGGCTAAATATATGATAAAAATTAAAAAAGAATTATAATATATGTCAGCGTGGAAAATTATAGCGTTGATAATGTCTATACTTGGATTATCTAGTAAGGCATCTGCCAAAAAACATAAAAAAGTAAAAGAAATTGATAAAAAATTAAAAACTTCCAAAAAGGCGATAAAATCTGTAGATAAGAAGATTAAATCTACTATTAAAAAGTCTAAAAAGTTAAAAGGCAAAGCTAAAGATTTGGAAAAGCAGATTAGTAGTGTTAAAAAAAGTAGTAAAAAACGTAAAGAAATAAAAAATTCAAAAGATGCTGAAGATTTTTTGAGAAAATTTGCAAAAAAATAGGAGAGAATAATGGCAACAGCAGTACAAGGATCATTTGTAGGAAGAACTAAGTCAATCCAAACAACCGGTAACGCATATGGTAAAGTAGTTCAGGTAGTTGGGGCAAGTACTACATTTCATGCTACTGGGTCTAATGTTAGTACCGCATTCATGGTACATACAGGAACTAACTATACTTTAACCCCAGTAAATGACGGTAGCGCAACTATAGTGGGTGGAACTAATCCAGTAACCGCTAATGAAATATATCCAATTTCACTTAGAACTGTAACAAATGGCGGCAGCACAGTAGTAACACTGTTAAGATAATTGGATCTTTCGAATTATAATGAAATGGATATTAATATTATTAATAACTACATTTTGTTCTGCTCAAGTTACGCTCACTGACGAAGAAGCAAAAAATATTGCAATAAATGCTCAGAATTTACAGTTTGAAGTAGATTCGTTAAAAAATATTGTATTTGCACAATCTGACTTGATATTTAATTATAGGGAAATAGTGCGCACTGATAGTACTTTGACCGCACAGTTGGAAGAAAAGATTGAAATATTAGAGAGTGATAAGGAATTACTTGAAAAAAAAGTTAAATTGGTTAAACCTTCTTGGTATGAAAATAAATGGTTATATTTTGGATATGGGGCAGTAATGTCTTATTTAATATCATCTACTTTAAATTCTATAACAAATATTATTTTATAAATTATGTCCGATAATAGAAAACAGTTAAAGGAAGCAATACGACAGGAATTTAGGAAATGTGCATCAGACCCGGCATATTTTATGAAAAAATATTGTTATATTCAACATCCACTAAAAGGTAAAATTCATTTTAGTTTATATGATTTCCAGGAAAAAGCGTTAAGTGATTTGGTACATCATGATTATAATATATTATTGAAAGCCCGTCAATTAGGTATATCTACACTTACCGCGGGATACGCATTGTGGATGATGACGTTCTTTAATGATAAGAATATATTGGTAATTGCCACCAAACAAGATACCGCTAAAAATCTAGTTACTAAAGTTAGAGTAATGCATGCTAGTTTACCAACTTGGTTAAAACAAATTTGTATAGAAGATAACAAACTTTCGTTAAGATATAAAAATGGTTCACAGGTAAAAGCTGTAGCGAGTAGTGAAGAAGCTGGTAGATCGGAGGCTCTATCTTTATTGATTTTAGATGAAGCAGCATTTATAGACAAAATTGATACAATATGGACTGCGGCATCTCAAACATTGGCTTTGGGAGGACAATGTATAGCACTATCTACACCAAATGGTGTTGGTAATTGGTTTCATAGAACTTGGTCTGATGCTGATGATGGATTAAATAATTGGAATACAATTAAGTTACATTGGACATTACATCCTGATAGAAATCAAGCTTGGCGGGACGATCAAGATAAATTATTGGGTCCTTCAATGGCGGCACAGGAATGTGATTGTGATTTCGTATCTTCTGGTCAAATGGTAGTAGATGGTCGTATATTGGAAGAATATAAGAAAAATATGGTGAAACCTCCAATAGAAAGGCGTGGAATAGATGGAAATGTGTGGATATGGGAGCCGCCAGATTATTCTAGGGATTATGTGGTATCTGCTGATGTAAGTAGAGGAGATGGTACAGATTTTTCGGCATTTCATATTATGGATGTGGAGTCATGTAAACAAGTTGCAGAATATAAAGGAAAAATGTCCACTAGAGATTATGGTAATATGTTAGTTAGTATATCAATAGAATATAATAATGCCTTACTAGTTATAGAGAACAATAATATAGGTTGGGCAGCTATTCAACAGGCAATTGATCGAGATTATGATAATTTATTTTATATGTCAAAAGATTTACAGTATGTAGATACTCAAAAGCAAATGACAAATAAACTTTATAGACAGGAAAAACAAATGGTTCCTGGATTTACAATGTCTATGAAGACAAGACCATTGGTGGTTGCTAAATTAGAAGAATTTTTTAGAGAAAAGTCAGTAAAAGTATATTCTTCACGCTTAATAGAAGAGTTGTTCGTATTTATATATAACAACACTAAGGCGGAAGCTATGAGTGGATATAATGATGATTTGGTAATATCATTTGGTATTGGTCTGTGGGTGAGAGATACCGCTCTACGTTTAAGAGCAGAAGGAATAGAATTGTCAAAAAGGACACTTGCTGGTATAGGATTGAATCCTGGAGTTTATAAGCAAAGAGAAACTAATGACGAATGGTCTTGGGATGTTGGGCCTGATGGTAAAAAAGAAGATTTAACATGGCTAATTTAATTAAAGAGGTAAAAAATGGCTGATACAAGCTTAAGAGCTCGATTACAACGATTATTTTCTACAAACGTAATTGTAAGAAACGTAGGTGGTAAAAGATTAAAAGTAGTAGATACTAGTAAACACCAGTATTTACCAGTTCGGGGGTTAGTAGATAGATATAGAAAAATGTATTCAACTGGTGGAGGCGCAGGATTATCTGGATATACTGATAATCAATATGTAAAATCATTACGGTTAGGGTTATTTAAAGATTATGAAAGCATGGATGGAGATGCCATTATAGCAAGTGCATTAGACATTTATGCAGACGAATCTACTATGAAAAGTGAATATGGTAATGTATTGGAAATCAATACAGATAATGATCAAATATTCCAAATTTTACATAATTTATATTATGATATATTAAATATAGAGTTTAATTTGTGGTCTTGGATTCGAAATATGTGTAAATATGGAGATTTCTTTCTAAAATTAGAAATAGATGAAAAATATGGTATTAGAAATGTAGTACCAATGTCTGTTTATGATATTACTAGAATGGAAGGGATGGATCCAGATAATCCAGAATATGTACAATTTAAGTTAGAGAATTCAACTCCAGATGGAGCGCAGCGTGGTAGCACCTCTCAATACATTGAAGATTTGGAAAACTATGAAGTAGCACACTTTAGATTATTGAGTGATTCAAATTATTTACCGTATGGTAAATCAATGATTGAAGGTGGTAGAAAGACTTGGAAACAGTTATCTCTTATGGAAGATGCAATGTTAATTCATAGAATTATGAGAGCACCAGAAAAACGAATATTTAAGATTGATATTGGAAACATACCACCCGCAGAAGTTGATAATTATATGAATCAAATTATTGATACTATGAAAAAGGCTCCGGTGATTGATAAAAATACTGGAGATTATAATTTAAGATACAATATGCAAAATATCACAGAGGATTTCTTCTTACCAGTTCGTGGTGGAGATAGTGGAACAAGTATAGATTCACTTCCAGGATTATCATATGAAGCAGTTGAAGATATTGAATATTTACGGAATAAATTATTAGCTTCATTAAGAATACCAAAACCATATTTGGGATTTGATGAGAATGTGGGTGAAAAGGCCACATTGGCTCAGGAGGATGTTAGATTTGCAAGGACAATTGAAAGAGTTCAACGAATTACTATCAGTGAATTGATGAAAATTGGAATAGTTCATTTATACGCACAGGGATTTACAGATGAAGAGCTTGTGGATTTCGATTTGACGTTGATGAACCCATCTACAATTTATGAGCAAGAAAAAATATCATTGTGGAATGAAAAAACATCATTGGCATCTACGATGTTACAAGATGGTATAGTATCTTCTCAGTGGGTATATAAAAATATATTTAAGTTCACTGAAGAAGAAGTAAAAACTATAGATGACCAAATTTTATTTGATTATAAACAAAAATTTAGAAGAGGACAAATAGAAACTGAAGGAAACGATCCAGCAAAATCTGGTGAATCTGCAGGAACACCATCAGATATGGCAATGGGAAGAACTGGCCATGAGTTGGAAAATGAGCTAGGACCAGAAGGTGGTTCTCCACCAGGCGGCCACGAAGGCGCAGGTAGACCTAAAGAACCATCCCACTATAAAAAAGATAGTCATGTTAGAGGAAGAGATCCATTAGGTGCTCACGAAAAGAAAAAGCAAGCATCCAGCAATCCTAAATATGGGAAAGTGATGGCTTTAGCACATTTAGATAAATTAAAGAACACATTAAATAGAAAATCTGATATAAAACTAATAAATGAAGTGGATGAGATACATAAAGAGTATGAGGATGATATAAATGACTCTTAAAAGTGATAATATTTCGGAAGTTTTATATTTATATATGTACAGAAGCACAAATTGGAGTGATATATGTCTAAAAAATTAGCGCACAGTAAAATTAAGAACACTGGTGTATTATTTGAAGTATTAACCCGGCAGGTGACTGCGGATATAATAGAGGGTAAAGATTCTAACGCTATACCTTTAATTAAAAAACATTTTCATAAGAATACTAGTCTTGGAAAAGAGTTGGAGTTATATAATATTCTTACTACGGAAAAGTATAAGAATAGGGATAAGGCAGAAAATCTGGTTGAAGCTGTTATTAGAGGCAGACAAAGGCTTTCTAATAAAGTTTTAAGATCTGAAAAATATAATCTCATAAAAGATATTAAAGAAAATTATGATGTTAAAGCACTATTTTCTACCAGAATGCCAAATTACAAACAGTTGGCTTCTATCTATAGAGTATTTTTATATGAAACTACACCAAATAGTATTGGCCCAGTAGAGGTAGTAGATTCTAAAGAGTATGTAGTAGAATGTTTAACTGCTTATCCTTCAAATACACCGATTAAATCAAAATTGATTGAAAAATTCAATTCGGAAGAAAAGGATGTGAAATTATTAGCATATTCTTTGATGGTAGAGAAGTTTAATAAGAAATATAGTACATTGAATGTGGAACAAAAGGAAGTACTGAGAAAATATATAAATAACGTATCTAATACGAATTCATTCACTGAATTTATAGGTGAAGAAGTGGCAACTATTAAAAAATCACTTAGTAATATATTACCTCAAGTAGATGATGAGATCACAAGTATTAAATTGGATGAAGTAATAAATCAAGCTGATGCGTTGTTAGGTGGAAAAAAAATATCTGAAAAGAAATTGGTTACTTTGTTACGATATTATGAACTTATTGGAGAATTAAAAAATGTCTCAGTCAAAGCTAAGAAATTACATTCGTAAAACCATTAGAGAATTATTGGATGATTCTCAAATAGACGAAACTACATTTACTGGAAACGTTTCTGGATATAATACACCATTTGCGTTTAGTGGGAAGAATTCGACAAGTAAAAAGAAGAAAAAAAAGATAGCTACTAACTCAACTGGATTTGAGGTAGTGAAAGAGGGCAAATACCATGATTGGAGAAACGACGATACAATGACTCCT